TAAAGCTGAAACCGATCGGGTTAAGGCTTTGCTTTCCGAACTTAGCAAAATGGATCTTTCCAAGATCGCTGAGAAAACCGTTAGCGAAATCGAAGGGACACCTCAACCTGGCAAGGAGTATGATTTAAGCCACTTTGATCCGTCACAAGTGCTTTCTAACAATCTTTCACAAATAACCTAGGAGTCGTAATGGACAACGCAACTGGTGCAACTACACAAGAACTAGACGCACAAAATAACGCAGCGCAACAATTAGAAGGTCAAAATCAGGGCAACGATGGGCAAAACACCCCTCCTGCCGAGCCTGATAACAAGACTGGCGAGAATTCCTACAATGATTTGCCTGAATGGGCAAAACGCAGAATGGGCGAATTAGCTGCTGAGAAGAATGCTGCTCGTGAGCGCCTTGCTGCTTTGGAAGCTGCTCAATCCCAAGTCCAGCAACAACAAGTCCAACAATCCCAAGCGCCTGCTCAAAATCAAGGCAATGTCGAGGAATTGGCAATGGTTTACGCTCAACAAATTGCTGAGCAACGCGTCCAGCAACAAACCTTTATTAATGCCATGAATGACATTGAACAAAAGGCAAAAGCTGAATTTGGTCAAGAATATGATCGTTCAATTTCCAATTTGAACTTGGCCGGTGTTGGTGGAAATGATTTCTTGCAGGCCATTGCATCCGTTCCCAATCCTGAAGCGGTTATTACTTTCCTTGGCAAGTCTGAAAACGTAGGCGATGCCATCCGCATTGCTAACCTATCTCCATTACAAATGGGCATCGAATTGACCAAGCTATCAAGCAAAGCGGTCAAATCTTTTAGCAAACAAGTGTCGCGCACTCCCCCTCCAATGAGTGAAGTTGGTGGTGGTTCAAGTGGTACTGGTGGAACGGTTGAGCCTGATCCATCTGATCATCAAGCCTGGATCGCATGGCGCAACAAAAATAAACGCAGATAATTGACAATTATTCAAAAAAGCGTTTTAATGCATTTAGGTGTAATCAGACCGTAAACTGATGGATGGCCCGTTAAGTATCGACTCCATAGGGCAGGGGCGAAAAGTGCAGTTTCTTTTTTCTTTTTCTTATGGAGGTCTTAAATGACTAGCAATTCATTATTAACGATCAATCAGATCACCAATGAAGCGGTGCGTCTGTTTACACAAACTAACGCTTTTTTGCGTACAGTTTCCCGTCAATATGACGATCAATTTGCTCGTACAGGCGCTAAGATCGGTTCGACTCTGCGTATCCGTTTACCGAACGATTACACAGTTTCTACTGGCCCAGCTATTACCCCACAAGGTACTAACGAACAAAATACTTCTTTGACCGTTGCTACTCAAGCAAACGTACCAGTTTCTTTTGGTACTGCTGAGAAAACAATGAGCTTGGATGACTTTTCTGAGCGCGTACTTGCTCCTGCGGTTAACCGTTTGGCTGCTTATGTTGCTGCTGACTTGATGAACGTAGCTGCTCAATCTGCCAACTTGGTAGCAAACTTGAGTGGTTCTACATTGTCAAGCCCACAAGCATCACAATGGCTACAAGCTGGTGCTGCTTTGGATCAGAACTTGTCACCACGTATGGATCGTAAGATCATTCTTGATCCAGTTACACAATCCCGCACAATTAGCTCTTTGGCTGGTTTGTTTAACCCACAAGTTAAGATCGCTGATCAATATGAAACAGGCATTATCAGCAAAGATACCCTCGGCTTTGATTGGATGTACGATCAGACTACTTTAGTTCACACAACTGGTACATTCACAGCTGGTACAGTGAATGGTGCTTCACAGACTGGTACTACATTAACGACTAATGCAATCACTGGTACATTGACTAAGGGTGACATCATTACGATTGCTAACGTCTTTGCAATCAACAGATTGACTGGTGCTTCACAAGGTCAGTTACGTCAGTTCGTAGTTACTGCAAACGTAGCTTCTGGTGCAACATCTATTCCAATTTACCCAGGTATCGTTGCAGCTCCGGCAGCATTCAATACTGTAACTGCATCACCAGCAAACTCAGCTGCAATTAGCTTAGTAATGCCGGCTGGTTCACAATATCGTCAGAACTTGGCTTATTTCCCAGAAGCATTTACTTTAGCTTGTGCTGACTTAGAAATGCCAACTGCTGGTGTGGTTCAAGCTGCAAGAGCACAGTTCGATGGAATCTCTTTAAGAATGATCGAGGCTTATGACGTTATGTCAGACAGCTTAATCACTCGTATGGATATCCTTTATGGTTATGCAGCAATCAAACCTGAATGGGCTTGCGTAGTAGCTGACGTAGTTTAATTTGCGTTGTAGTTGTATTTAATGGGCTTCCCAAAAGGGAGTCCATTATTTAATATTTAAGGAAAGATATGAGCCAGCCATTGCCGACCACTCCGAGGGACATTGTTAATTTAGCTCTCAAGACTGCAAACGTGGTGGGTGTAGGACAATCATCTCTTCCAGAAGATATTAATGATTGTTTTAATATGCTGAATATGATGATTGCCCAGTGGCAACGTCGTAGATACATGGTGTATAACTTAAAGACTGTTAGCATTACCGCAACTGGTGCAACATCTTACACAATTGGTTTAGGCCAACAATTCAATACTGAAAGACCAGCTAAGATTGAAGCTGCGTTTATTCGTATGCAAGGTGGTTCTACTTTGCCGGTTGATTATCCTTTACAAGTATTAAGAGCTAAAGAAGATTATGATCGAATCAGCATTAAAACTTTAAATGCTTTCCCTCAGTATGTGTTTTATGATTCAACCTTCCCAGTAGGCAATGTATTTGTGTGGCCAGTACCAAATAATCAGTATCAAATATTCTTAACTGTGATGACACAGTTACAAGCGTTTCAAAATTTAAGTGAAGTGATTGTAATGCCTAATGAGTATTTGGATGCATTGCAATGGAATCTTGCGGATCGTATCCTTACCATTTATGGATTGCCAGAGAATCCAAAGATTACTCGTTATGCTGAAGTATCCATGAGAGCAATCATGGAAAATAACTCACAGATCCCTTTATTACATATGCCAGTGGCCTTAAGAGGCAAATCTGGAGCATACAATATTTATGGCGATTTCTATGTCGGAAGTGCTGGATAATGGCAAAGGTCGCATTATCAAATGGTTCTTATCAAGCAAGGAGCGTGATTGCTTCAGCTCAGCGTTGCATTAATCTTTATTTAGAAGCCAATCCTCAGACCTCTGTTTTTCCTTTTACGCATTACCCGACACCAGGCTTAACTCTTTTAGGAACTTCAGTAGCGACTAAATGGAGAGGCTTATATTTCGCGACCAATGGTCAGTTATATGGTGTGTGTGGTAATACAGTTTATTCAATTAGTAGTTCATATACATTTACAGTTTTAGGTACTATTAGCTCATCCACTGGTCCAGTATCGATGGTGGATAACACTACTGATATTATTTTAGTAGATGGGGTATATGGCAGTGGCTGGACAATACACTTGGCAGATAATGCTTTTGCACAGATTACACAAGATGGCTTCTATGGTGGCAATCAAGTTAATTATGTCGATGGTTACTTTGTTTTAAATCGTATTGGCACGAGGCAGTGGTATATTTCACTTCCGAATACGACAACCTTTGATCCAATTGATTACGCATCAACCACAGGGTTTTCTGATTCTTTAATCGGTATTGGCATTACTAGAAGATATGTTTATTTATTTGGAAAGATTACTACTGAAGTATGGTTTAACCAAGGTAACACTACTTTCCCATTCGGAAGATTACCTGGTTCATTCATGCAGTATGGATGTGCTGCGACTAATTCGATTGCCCAAATGGATGGTGAGCTCTATTGGGTGGCACAATCTCCACAGGGACAAGCCTTTATTTGTAAGACTGCTAACTTTGCTGCGAATGTTATTTCTACTTTTGCCATCAATAATGAATTACAAAGCTATTCAACCTTATCAGATGCCATTGGTTACACCTATGAGCTCAATGGTCATTTCTTCTATGTAGTGACTTTCCCAACTGCAAATAAAACTTGGGTTTATGATTTATCTAATCAGCAATGGAATGAGTGGAATTATGTTAATAACAATGGTGAGTTAAATCGTCATCGTAGTAATTGTTTTGCTTTTGCTTATGGAAAATTAATTGTTGGTGATTGGGAGAATGGGAATCTTTACGCAATCGATCAAAATAATTACACAGACAATGGCCAAGTAATTACTAGAGTTCGTGGCTTTTATCACATGGAAGATGATTCTTCTAATCGGGTACGTTATCGCAGTCTAATCCTTGAAATGGAATCCGGCAATGGATACAACAATGAAGAAATTAATGTTGGCTTGAGATGGTCAAATGATCGTGGTAAGACTTATGGCAATCCGGTATTCCAAAGTTTAGGCATGGAAGGTGAATATATTACGATTATGCAATGGAATCGTTTGGGTATGGCCAGAGATCGAGTTTTTGAAGTGTCTTGGAGTGCTCCAGTAAAGACTGCTTTAAATGGTGTGTTTATTGATTACTCATCAAATAACCAATAATGGCAAATCTAGCTACCAATCTTCCGGTCCTCAATGTTCCTTTGGTGGATGAGAACAACAATTTAACTGTTCCTTGGTTAATGTTTATAATAATTCTCAGGTAAATATTGGGTGCGCATATACCAATAACTCAA